TCTCAGGATTGCCAGGGTCTTTTACCACATAGATGTTAGCGATGTAAGACAACCTACGCTTCTGCTTACGAGCCTGTTCCTTACCAGCATCAGTGCCGTTATTCCACAATGATGAGTTATATTCAGATACAGGGTCTTTCTCACCGAAGGTAGTTAGTGAGTTCTCAATATACCAACCGCCGCCTGGGCCTTGGAAACCGTGATTGAAAAGACGAACCCAAGGTAGTTCTTCACCTTTTGGTTCTGGTAGAAAACGAATCACAGCGTATCCGTTACCAGCCTTGTCTACGGTAGGTTGCCAGAAGCGGTCATCAGCAGATGAACCTTCAGATGGTGTATTGATTTTGGTAGTCTCTTGGACTAGTTTGCTCAAAGAGTTTGAGCGAGACTTTTTTAGTGCGGCGAAATCTGTTGCCATGTTTGTATACTCCGTATGTTTGTATGTTTGCGTATAATTGTGTTTATAGTATCATAATGTAGATGCTTTGTCAAGCACTTTTTTCAAATTCGTATTCATGACCATTCACTTTGAAACTGGTCACTTGATACGAGTTCCAAGCAAGTTCTGTTTCAACTTCCTTAACTCGTTCTCTTAAAAGTTGATTCTCCTCTCGTAGTTCCCTTAGTTCACCGACATATGCTTCAACTTCGTTATTCATTGAATACCTCCAATGTTAGTTTCTTGTACTTTGCTTTGTCGATATTGGTATAACTATACAGAAACTTTGGATATTTGTCAAGCAAATTCAGAAAATTATTTAACATCATATCATCTTGCTTGCGCCAGAGTCTTGCATAATTAACCAAATCATTGAGAATTACACAAGTATTTATGTGTATTTTATTTCTCAAATATAGTCTATAGAGTAGTGGATGTCCTTTCTCAGATATGAATACTTTATCAAATTCAGACTCAAAGTCATAGATAGTCTCCAAGTCTTCCTTGTAGTTGTATGTAAGAGATTCAAGATTCTTTACATACTTCTTATATATAATCTCTCCCTTACCATTCATCATATTACCAATCCATATATCTTCTGAATCAGTAAGAATATTGGAAACGAGATACTTTATAAAGTCTTCTCTATCAAATCTTTTAGCAACCTTTTCAAATGTCCATCTATCCTTACGAGACAGATAAGAAGACTCACTGACTTTCATCTTTCCGTTGTATCGAAAATAGTCATAGTTCTTTTGTCTGAAATGGTTTATTACTGCTAGATATGTTTGATACGCTTCAAATCCATTCATATTGGTAGTTTAGCGACTCTAGGAAGATAGTTCAAATCTTGTGCTTCTGCTTCAATTTTAGATTTGACTACAGCACTCAGTAACTTAGCCGCTACCTCAATCTCCATGTTTTCTGTTTCACAATAATGAACAACCGCTTCCATATATGGAATACGCTTATCCCTTACTATTTCTTCTATCATAGTAGAAAACTTTGCTGTTGTCAATACCTCAAGCGCCATTACCAAATACCTTATTATGTGTGTTGTTTACTCGCACGAATGTTGTGCATTTTGACAAGTCTTTGATTCGTCTTGCTCCTGAGTAGGTGCAAGCAGAACGGAGTCCGCCGAGGATATCTTGAATAGTAGCATCAACGCTTCCTCTGTAGGGAATAGAGACTTCTTTTCCCTCTGCGGCTCTGTAGTCTTTGAGCCCTCCGAAATGTTTGTCATTTGCTGTCTCCGATGACATTCCATAGAATTTTACTTTACCATCTTCTACTTCACCACCACCTTCGTCATGACCGGCAAGCATACCACCAAGCATTACAAAGTCAGCACCGCCCCCAAACGCTTTAGCAACATCTCCAGCATTGGTGCATCCGCCATCTGCAATAATATGGCCACCAAGACCATGAGCAGAGTCAGCGCACTCAATAACAGCACTAAGTTGAGGATAACCAACGCCAGTTTTGATACGAGTTGTGCAAACGCTCCCAGGCCCGATGCCAACTTTAACAATGTCTGCTCCATTTAGAATTAACTCCTGTGTCATATCTGCTGTTACAACATTACCAGCAATGATTACTAAGTTTGGGTGATTCAATCGTAACTGATAGATGAAGTTACTGAATGCTTCTGTGTATCCGTTTGCTACATCTACACATAGAATTTTAATCTTACCATCTGTAAGTTCTTGCACATTGCAGAACTTCTCATAATCAATATCTGTAGAACCAATAGACATTGCAACATAGTTTGTTCTTTCCCAATGAATAGGGTCTGTCGTATCATAGTATTCTACAAGTTCATTAACCGAATATGTCTTTTTAAGACAAGTCATCATACCATGTTTGATTAGAGCATCAGCCATTTCAAATGTTCCAACACCATCCATATTAGCGGCGATGATAGGAATACCCTTGAAACCACATGGTCTAACATTATCAGGAAATATATCTTCTCTATAGTTTCTGAATGTAAAATTTCTCTCCAAATCTACTTCTCTGCGAGACTTGAGTGTAGAGCGTTTTGGTTTAATCAGAACATCACTATAGTCAAGTTTAATTTCATTCTCAATTTGCATCTTCCCACCTGTAAAAAATATGGTCTTCAATTCGTGCAGTTCGTGTTTTCGTCTGCGCCCATGCTGGTGTTACATAGTAAGCATGATAATGTGTAGCACCTTCTGTGTAATCAATTAGATACTCATACTTTAATATGAATGCTTTTGCAAGCCATGAGATATCTTCATATACTTTAGCGTCTTGTTCAGGCACAACATCTGCTTTACCATCACAATACCATGAGAACTGACAACGATGTTTCACTGGAAATGAAATAGATGGGTCTCTCCAACTCTTTCTAGTCGGCCCTTCATAGACGACTTCACAGATAGTGTTTGGAAATCGACTATCCTTTACACGATTCATCACGACATGAGCAATAGCAAGATGCGCTACCCTCGTCTGATTTCGTGCTTCCCAATAAATGTTATCAGCAAGACAAGTCGCCTCATCCGCATACGCTGGAAAAGACAACAGAACGCTTAGTGCGATAAGTAACTTTCTCATGTTGTTAATATACACAAAAGTGTGCTGTTTGTCAATACACTTTTATCTTTTTTCCAATAACATCTTCAGAAACAGTTTTAGGTAGACAGTATGCGGTTGCTCTGTCTTTCGGGTCCATCCACTCTATGACACCATAGTTACCATATCTCTTCACTAGACGACTTGCATAGTAGTTGCACTCATTGATATCATAGAAATACATATCTTGTGATACCAAGCGTCTTTCTTCACCTGTGCCTAGGTAAACCATTAAAAGAAATACATGAATGAGTTCCATTAAAGGAGACCATTCTTAGCCGCATACAAAAACCATACTGTTCCAGCAAGCAATAATCCCATCACTATTACAGCGGCAAGTCCACCAACAATCTCTATAAACTTTTGTCTTCTCTTAGCCTGCTTATAGATTGTCTCTTGCCTCTCTTTTCTGATTCGGCCCTCCATCTTGATTAATTCATCCCAAGCAGAGGCTCCCATCGTATATTGTATAAAGGTTTTAAGGTCATCTCTCTGTTGCTCGGCTTTCTTCTTAGCGGCAAACAGTTGAATGGCCTCTTCTTCTACAGAACCAGAGAACATGAGTTTTTTGAATATTGGTGGATTTTGGGCTTGCTTTTCCGCTTCAGTGATGTCAGATATTGCAGACATCCAGCGTGACAAGTCGCCCGCCATGGATTCGATATCTCTACCGATTTCAAAACCTTTGCGGATGGCGGCGAATGCACTAGAAGCCGTGGCGGCAGCCGTAATCGGGTCTATCATTTCTAATCCTCTCTCATGATTATAATGATATAAGTAGACTATTTATTAATCAGCATATCCCATAACTTTACTCCAATCCAGACCCCAATATTCACATATACCTCTTAGTTCTTGATTTTCAAGCATATCAGTTCTTAACACATTCAGATTAATAACCATTCTTTCCCAAGGTCCTTTGGTATGTCTCATCACTCTGTGCTTCATATGACAAGGAAATTCAAGCAATCTATTTTGCTTAGATTCGACTATTGTTCCATCTTCAAGTTCTGTGTATCCATCATTATCTTCTGATAAGTAAAACACAGCAGTTGTTACAACATTCTTCCATTCTTCATGGAAATGTGCATAACAGTCATCAAAGTCTGTATGCCACCCACCTAGTCTCATTTCAGGGTCAGTTGTCTGTGTAGTGAGATTTACTTTAGCCTTGATAACAGTGTGTGTATACATCTTTGCTAAAATTGGAGCAATCGTGTAAAATTTTGGACTTATAAAGAAACTGTTGGACATATAAAGCATATGAGCCAACATTGGTTTATTGTCTTGAGACTTATCTTGACTATGAAGATATGTCCATGTAAAGTCGCCATCTCCAGCATCATTAATATTATTATATACCCAATCAAATATTTCTGGATGTAAAAAGTTATCAGTTATTTTTACATTGTTATCATAAGACATCAACATCTCCATTATGAATATTCACTGTGATTATTTAGTTGTCAATTTGCTAGAGGATTATCCAGTGACCTTTGCAGTTTCTTCGATAGTCTCTCATCAAGTTCTTTCAATTCTCTTTCGACTTTTGCTTCCAAGTCATCCATTCTTGATGTGCTTGATTCGGAAAGACGATTTGCTTTCTCATCATAGTCGTTCTGAAGTGCATCTCTCTTGTTCTCAAAACGCTCTTCTGCATTTTGAATAATTGCACGAACCTCACTCTCAGTTTCTCTAACTTTATCTTCTACTCTATCTACTGTCTTTTCAATAGACAGAATATCATCCCTCAAATCACCCTTAATGTCTCTAGTATAGTCAACTGCTTCTTCAAGTTTTGTTTCGATAATCTGCATACGATTGTCATAGTCAGCAATCTTTTCTTCATACTCTTGCTGTTGGTCGACAAATGCGATTGCTTCCTCAACCTTTTGATACATGAGAAAACCGCCGTATAAAGCACCAATAATGGAGCCTAGAAGCGCAAGGAGCGCCGATACCGACATAAAGGTGACTTTGATACCAAGAATACGAAACTCTTTATTTTTAAGATTTTCGATACCTTCTTCTACATTTTCAAGTTCTTGTGCTAAATCTTTATCAGACATTTTTGGACTCCAGATGATTTTCTATCACTGGCTTCCATTCCCACTTAGGCACAACACTCCAATACTCTTGTGGAGTGGTGATTGTTTCTGCCCATTTTTGATTGATTACACGATATTCAAAGTATAGGTATGTTACCCATGTCAACGCTAGTGCTACTAATATACCACATCCAAGCATATATAATTTTTGTGCTTTTGTGAAGTAATGGTCTTCATTCCATTCACTCATTTCCTCTCTCCCACTCTCTCTAACCTGTCTCTACTCAGGATTATTTTGTAGACTTCTTAATCTTCTCAGTTCCTCTTCAAGTTTCATCACCTCAAGTCTTTTCTTTTTCAACTCAAGTTGATATAGCGTATTACAATTGATTCTTTCTTTTGGACCGTCTAGTGGTATGATAACTCTTGCATAGACACCAATGTCTCTTGATGAATTTCCTATTGTGTTACTATTGCTATCAAAAGGACTTTGATAATTGTCTATGATACCAGTCACACCAAATTCAAAATTTGTTGCACCACCAATAGCATTAGAGCAATCTAAATCACCAGCACGAAATTTATCAGAAGAGTAGTTACTCGTTCCGTTTGGTAATTGTAAATTTAATGAACTGCTTTCAGCGAATGCTGTGGTGGTGTATAACAGAGATAATATAACTGCAAGTTTTTTCATTCCCTAACCTAATCTCGCTTGAATCTAGAACATATCTTTGATGATATAGTCGTAGGTTTCAAGTCCTCAGTTCTCATCTTAGACCTAGAACAAACATACTCAGCAATATCTTTATCTTTCTCTCTGATATAAATGTCAAATTTTACACGGCCTAGGTACTCAATATTAACTATTCTATATTGAGATACAAATGGTATTGGTTTCCAGTCTTTGTCGAACACGCCTATTTCATAATATTCAACATCATTCCTTTTATTGAAAATCTCCATACTGGTGACTAACAAGTCATTCATATAGGAATATTTCCATTTAGGATATGTAGGTGTCATCTCATGGGCAAATGCGCCATGAGAAAACAATATCAACCATAGTGTAATTACATATTTATACATATCACTTCGCTATACACACCGCTTCTACTGTTGCGGTGTATGTGCCGCCTGGAAATGCTTTGTTTCCACCATATGTTGCAGTTGAACTGGACTTAAACCAAGTAGAACCAGATGCAGTCAAATCAAACTGTGTAGTCTGACCGAATGTGGTTTTTCCTGTTTCATAACCAGCCATGTTTGTTGCATCACTTACAGAACTAACTTCGGTAGAACCTGTCCATGTTACAGTGTCGCTTAAAGAAGGACTCTGGTCGAATGAAGTTGGTGTAGTAATCTGTGCATAGTATGCATCAGCAAGTGTAACATCGTAACGAACAATAGGCTGAACACCACCGTCAGTAGCGGATGTAGTCAGAGTATATGCATTTGGGTTTCCATAGACGCCTGGCGTATCAGTTGTGATTACACAACGAGATTGCACAGTTCCTTCAATTGGAACTTCTGCGGCATATACTGATAATGAAAATAAACTCATAGCAAAAATTGTAATTGCTTTTTTGAGCATTTATTTCTCCTAATTATTGTACTGCTGAGATACCATTTCCTCATGCAGTAGTTGTTGTGCTAAACCGTTTCTTAAACCTTTTTTATTATCATCAATTTTCTTATCTACTAGTACAACCGTTTCTTTATATTCTCCACCCTTTAACTGGGCGGCATAATAAGCATTCATCTGTATTGCATTGTTCATAGATGCTAATATTTGAGATTGAGCAAATGCTTCAGCAAATAGTGCAGAGTTATCAACTGCGGCTAATGCTTTCTCTAATCGCATTTCTTTCTCTTCTTCACTTTCCTCATCTAGTTCTGATTGTTCTTCCTCTTCATATATGTCATCATCTGTTTCTGCGGTTGCAATAATAACAGCATCATCTTTAGTTGCATCATACAAACTGTTCACATCAACCGTTTCCACTTCTGGTGGTTCTGGTTGTTGATAGCCAGGGCAACTTGGACTAAACTGCGGGTCATAACAAGGGTCAACCTTATAACTGTAAATCACAGTTCCATCTTCTATACTACCTTCACCCTCTATTTCAATAGAACCATCACCCCATAACTGTCTTGGTATGTCACCTATTCCAATAACTTTTCTTACTTCAATTCCACCTTGTGCGCCTGACCAGTCTTCTGTATCTCTGAAGATATATCCAGTTCCATTAGCATTTTCATTCTGCACATGAACCTTCATATCCGCTTCAGTTTCTTTCTGAGGCGTATAACTGTAAATCACACCATTGATATCTAGTCCAGGCGGTGCTGGTAATATATCGTCCATACTCCAAGAATAACCAGATGATGCGGCGTTTCCTGTAGTGCCGAAGTAGGGAGTTACACTCTCAGAGTAAGAGTAAGAAGGTAAGCAAACCACCGATACCATAAGTAGCAGTTTCTTTAGCATCCAATCCCTCATCTTTTCCCTGTCTCTCTTCTTCTTTAATTAGTTCGTGTGTTTCCCAACCAATCCTAGCGGCTTCACCAATCTCTCCTTTATATGGACATGGTGTTCCAGCCATCATCATTGCATCGAATACTTTCTCATCTTGACACATTACAGATACGGCTGCAACTTTCATGCCCATATCGTAAAGTGTCTTTGCATTTTTCAATCTCATACAGTTTTCTTCAGTAAATGTTGTGCCTGCCGAGATACCTAGAATCTGTGTCTGAACAGCACCAGCAACACCAATTGTGCATAAGTCACTGTTGTTACCAGAACTAAACTGTGGTGAGATAGCAGAAGGTGGTGGAGACTTTACAGTCGTTGTCATTTCACCGTTTGTTGTGATTGTGCTGTTACTAGTTGATTCAGTCACAATCGGTTCAGCGTAAGATGCACCAATCCCCATCAGAATGATGCTGAGTGTTAAGAATATTCTTTTAATCATGGTTAATCTCTCTATAGTGAATACTTCACTCATATGTATTCTTTTAAGTATTTATGCATTGTCAAAGTTTTGACATAGTAAAAAAAATGACTAGGATGCTAGTCATTATTACGACACATCCTAGTCATTGTTTATACAGCAGAGCAATCAAATAAAGCGATTGTTGCTTGTTTGTGTTCCTACTAAGTTTTAATTGGGCGAACAGACCATTCCCAATTCTCCTTTGTTGTGACAGACTAACCGTTGGCCTGTGCGGGTCTATTGAGCGACCAACCTATAAGGTGCCAGATTCTGTTTCGAGGCTCTGGCGGGCCCAGAGATTATGCCGCTAGGCGCATCTCAGGTGCAAAGTTATCGTTTGCATTTACAAGTTTGTTACGATTATGGTTGCTTCCACACCAGTTCTCCACTTTCCTACTAACTGTCAGTCGAACCTAGTTCGCCCCCATCATAAACACACTAGGATTGTATTGTTCCACTTCGGTCTTGATACAAACATCATCTAGTGTGTTTATGGTGGAGGCGCCGGGTACCGCCCCCGGGTCCTGTCCAGCGTCCGAATCGCTTCATCGAACATCTTTATTTATACTATAAAAGACTTCTGTTGTCAAGAGGCAATTGAATCTTTTGGTTTACAGACATATGATACAGTATCCCAATCACCGTCTGGTGGTATTGCAACATACTGCACCAACATTTCACGACATTCTTCTTTTGTATCAAACCACTGCACATCTTGTGTTAGACAGTTACTACCCAAGCAGACTGTCAGTAGTATGTGCCAGATAACATCCATGCTCTAAGTTCCTTCCATTCCCAATAAAAGTTTATTCAGCATCTCTTCTGTAATATCTGAATCAAACCTATCTCCATAACCAACCACACAAGTCCATTTATCACCAACCTCTATCATTAGCCATCTACCCTCTTTGTTCATATAGAACACAATAGGAACTTCAAATGTTTCCATTTCTGAAGTCGCACCATATCCAACAGCAATGAAAACTGGTTTCAATTCATTAGGAAACACATACGCTTCATACACCTCTATTGGTGTTGCACATTGAACTGGTTTTGATTGCCATACTGGATTTGCTTGTGCTGTATTACTAAGAAGCCCTACCAGCAAAAAACTTAGTAAAATCTTTCTCATGGTGTTGTTCCTTATAAAGAGCAATCGTTTCTATACAGTCATGTATATGATTGTCTCTTTTCTCTACGAACACCTGAGGCTCTTCATCATCGACCGCTATGAGAATTACTATCTGGTCTACAGGTATTCCTGTACGCTCTTCGTACATTACACAATATGCAGACGCTTGTTGAAAGTAATTAGAAATCCATTCTTTCTTTTTTAGTTTGCGTGATGTTTTGAAATCAATCACAGACAAACGGCCATCAAACTCTGCTATACAATCAACTCTACCAGCAACACCAAGATAGTCTGAATATAATGTTGCTTCTTGAGTATGTATATTATTTATATGCGAATCCAAAAAAGGCTTCAAAGTCGCAAACATTTGCTTGTCGACCGGCATTGTTTTCTCGTTGATGTATGGCTTATTGTTCAGATAGTCTTCACACATCTGGTGAACATTCGTTCCTCTACGAGCCGCTTGTGTGGATATCTTATTTGCTTCTTCTTCACCAACTCTTTTTCTCCACTCCATAATTGCTTTCTTAGAGAGTATTGAGAGAACAGTTGTGATAGATGGATATTTTTCACCAGTAGGCGTCACATAGTAACGCCCACCGTTGATTGTTTCTGTTTGTATTTCTGGTATCTCTATGGATACATGATTAAATGTCATTTCATATTAAGATTCAACTTAGAAATAATATATTCCTTAACCAAATCACTCCTTACAATGTCTTCCTTGTGGAACTCTATAAAATCGAATGACTTCATGGTTTTAATAATTTTCATGAAGTCTAGTATTCCTTGTCGTTCATCATCCCATCTAAAATCAGATTGTCTAAAATCACCACAGAAGATTACTCTACAGTTATCACCAATTCTTGTAATTATGGAGTCCAACTCCTGATATGTCATGTTTTGACACTCATCTACTATAACAATACTGTCGTTGAATGTCAAGCCTCTAACAAAAGATGTGGTGGTGAATTGAATTTGATTTCTAGATTTCAGAACTTCGTATGCGTCACCTCTTCCAAATAATTCATTAAATATCGCATAATATGGTGCTTCGTAAACTCTTGCTTTTTCTTTTACTGAGCCAGGGAGAAATCCCATGTCTCTGGTGGGAACTACACTACGAACAATCTGTAGTGTTTCTTTTTCATCATACTTATCTATGATGTCTCTAATTGCCAGATATGATGATATGAAAGTTTTTCCTGTACCGGCTACTCCATGTAGCATCATGTTTTTTCCGCTTAGATATGAATCAAACACTGTCTGTTGTGTGTCTGTCATCGGTTCTATATCATATAGATGTAAACCGTTTTGTTTTCTCTTTGCTTGTTTATTGTTTAATCTTTTCCTTTGTCTGTGAGTTAGTGGATAGATATTTTCATCATAGGCATAAGAGATGCTATCTGGCATGGGCGCTCCTTTATAGGTCCATTGAATACTTACCCTTTCTCACACCATGCTTATCCAACACAGCAGAAGTCTTCGCCGCTTTTGATGTGCGGCCTCCATGTCTGTCTGCTAATGTTGAATTTGGATGAGCCTCTGCAATGCGGGCTAAATTTTCTTTCCATCCGTCATCGTTTTTAGGCATTCCAGCAATCATATTCATACGAGTAAGAAGTTGTTTGATGTGGGGATTATCAGCAAGATATTTCTCACGCTCTTTCATACTCATTATTTCAGTGAATTGCTCACCAGTCTTAGTGTTCTCAAAATCATAGGTCGGCATAATATCTCCTGATTATTACATTTATTTATATGGTAACAGGATTCCACCAGTAAGGCGTTTGTCGCTTTTTCCAGTTTGCAAAACCTGTTTTGTATTTATTGTAATAATTGCGATACGACTCAATAGGGTCTTGACACTTGACATCATCATACATTGCAAGGTCTTCATAAGAGAATGCAAATGATTCCCAAGGAATGTTGATTGGTAGTTCTTTGAGATAGTTATACCGTTCAGTGCATTTATGAATCTTACCATAACGATATGTGTATTCATCAAGCAGATGACTCCACATTTCAAACAACCACTTGTAGTTTTCAGACGATTTACGCAACCATTGATTTGATGGATGATTGACATGGGATGCTTTCATAAGATTTGCTTCCATGATTTCATTATCCATACGCCAGCGTTTAATCTTGCGCCCATTCTTAGTTAGACCATAATATTCTTCACCATCCAATACACGATGTGCTGTTGACATAAGTTGTGCATACTCCACAATCATCTTAGTGCAGTGTTTGTCATTGTGCATCATAGCACAAATCTTAGCGTCTTCATGTAGATAGAAAATATTCATAATATAAAGTCCTGTATAAATGCTACGACACCCATAATAAACACAACCACAATAAATGTCTGTGCCATTCTAACTGCTATGTAATCACTCATCATCAACCACCAATATAATGTTACCACTCATTGTTACTCTGTAATCATCTCTTTTATTAGGTAGAACATAATGACCCAATGAACTAGGAAAGATTAGTAGTGTGCCCTCTTCTTGTTTTGGTATTGAGGTGTGGGCCCAGACGAAACTATCATCATCCTCATATTTGAACAATGTTCCAAATAAATTTGACATATGATTTAGAGATGATTCGTAAGTGAAAACAAAACTATCATCATCGAATGTTCTCAACATATATGCAAAACTAAAATGTGGTGGAAAAGACAGATGCCCACCTAGATGGTTGTGTGCTTCTTGATAGTCACCCTTACCATATCTATTCATCCAACTAGAGATATCAAAACTCCAATAACCATGTGGATTGAACAGTTTCATATACTCTTTGAAATGCTCTGCGACATCATGAGTAATTTGATTTATTGGAAGTTCATGTTGTCTCAAATTACCAATAGTGCTTTGTGTTTTTGATTTCCAGTTCTCTTGAACTGTCCAGTATGAATCATCACCAATAGCGTGTTTTATGCTTTCAAGATGCTCTGAATGATTGTCCATAAGAGAATTATATACTGGAAATCCACCAAGTGTATTAATCACCAACAACTCCTACTCACAGGCAAAGATTCCATATGGTCGATATAATCCTTGTCGTTTATCCAGATTCTAATCCAGCGTTCTTCAAAGATAACACCTTCTCGTTCAACAAAGCGAGAATAGGTTTCTCTCTGAACACCAGTTTTGTCTGAATGGAGTCCTTCTTTGAAAGGACCTTCAGCAATTTCGGTCATTCTACCAACCTTCCATCATCTCTTTATATTCTGCTTTTACACAATCAGCAAAGAACATTCCTTTTTCTTCCTGTGCTTTCTTCAGCAGTTCTGCTAGAGTGATTTTCATTTTTCCTGTTTCATCCATGTATTCCCAAACAAACTCTTGGGCATCCATCATGAATCCTTTGACTGCTCCCATAATTTACTCCTTTTCAAAAACGAATCACAAGTCCTTTTTACTTCTATTATTACCATACCTAGTTAGGATTGTCAAGGGCTTTTTTGATATATTCTGGCAATTCTACACCATCTGCTCTTAACTTTATAAAGGTGGCTATGATACCATTTTCTACTCCTGCCTTATGACCTGCTTTATATGAAAAATAAGAACAGGCAAAAATAAAAGCAAGAAATACGATTTCTATCATAGGGATTTTTCCAATCCATATTCTAGTTGTTGATATTCATCTACCCAAGTTTCAAACGCATCACGAATGATTGTCAAGTCTCTTTCATATGGTGAGATGTCTAATGTCTTTAACTGAGCATACTTATTTATGACAATACCACTATCATACTCTTCTTGTTGAACAAACTCATAAACGCTCCAATCCCATTTTTGGAATCCATCAGAGTCGTCATGAATAAACTTACCTAGAGTAAATCCATTGTAATTGAACTCAGGGTCGAAATCAGTATTTTCACTATACAACATTTTTTAGCCTTTCAATCTGAATGTCTTTAGCGCCTTCTTTCTTCAACTCACAAGCAAGTTTGAATGCTTCTTTCATGTTGACGCATTTGATAAACTTGGGAACATAAAGTCCTTTCAGAAAACCTTCTGTTTTCAACTCATCCCAAGAAACTTTTGCTACATATCCCATTATGCGGCCTCCTCATATGGTTTCATCTCTTTCATGATTGCATCGAACTCTTTCTGATACAGACGATATGGAAGATTCATTTTGAAGCAGGCGACTTCACCACCATACATCAAGTCCATCTCATCGAACTTCTCTGCTTCCAGCAACCACCGAACAGCAGTCTTTCTGTCAGAAGTTCCCCACTTGAGCATCTCTTGAACAAAACCTTCAAACTTACGAACGGCTTCTTCTTCCGCTTTTTGTTCTGCTTCAAAAGCCTCGTTAGCGGCTTGAGCGATATACTTCGCTTCTTCCTTTAACTCCTCTAGAGTCATGGAATCAAAATCATAGTGACGACCTTTGACACCAAAAGCATCCTTATGTCCTTCATAGATAAAAGTCTGAAGTTCATACCGTTCAAAATCTTCTACAGTATGAACACCCATCTCAGCCCAATGCTCGACATCTGTAGTCAGAATACCGATGAAAGTGCCTGGATTGGCTTCCATCTCTGCTTTCGATTTAGCATTGATACCTTCGATATGTTGAATCAGTTCATTCATGATTAAGCAACCTTTGTCATCTGGATTAATTTGAAACCTTCTTCAGCAAGAGTTTTTGCATCGTCATCATCTTCAAAACCATACTCAGTAGCAAAATCCATGCTACTTGTGTAGTAGATGGTGGCAGTATCAATGTCAACACCGTAGGTGTCCATTACATATTTGAAGGTTTTTGCGGTCTGGATATTTCCAGCAATCAAGTTTCCGGCACCCATGTAAATCTCAAGGCCACCGTTTTCAGCACCGATAAAAATTGTTTCGTTAGTCATGATTACCTCTCTCTGTATCTCTCACTTACATTATTAATATAGTGGGTCTCAGAGAGAATTGCAAGGGCTAATCGCCAATTTTTTTCAAAAAAGTTGGCAAAAAAATTCCAGAAATATTGGGGGCTGTAAGTGTATGATATTGTTGGTTTTCTGGTAACACGAAAACAAACTTAGTAGTGCTATGTTTCCTTGCAAACCAGTCAAGATACTTTACACGATTGATATTATCAAGGTGATTCGCATGAGTCTCAGGCCCATATCCTTCCTGATTCTTGAACAAATTATCCTCTGATAAGTCCTTGTCTTTCAATAGAAAATCGAAACCAAGACAATAAAGTTTCTTATGTTCACGCCGAATCGCTTCTAGCATTGCATTCATACCGGCGTTGCTTCGTTTGCGTCTTGGAGAATAATCAGCATCTTCCCAACATTCGTCTTCTGGTGGAAAGATGATTCTCCCATCCGAACCAAATACTTCATCATTTGCTTCGATAATAGTTTGAAAAGATTTGTCGATAGAAACCAGATAATCATATTTGTTGAACTCACGATAGAGAGCATTGCATCCAAAGATAGTGCCTTTACCCACAAGTATGTTTAAGTCAACAGGTTTACGACTAATTCCGTTCCCTATTATAAATGCCGTCTTCATCATCTATTTCACTTTCTTCATCCATATAACTAAGAGCATAGTCTTTCAAATGTGTTTTGAAATTCTTTATTGGTTTCCTTTGCTCTTTAATGCGCTTGAAATCTCGCTCTTCATCAGTTTGGGGAGACTTTTTATTCTTAGCCATAGTAGTGACCTATCTTTCTTTCACCAGTTTTTAGACAAGTTTGGAAATGCTTCTGCTACTAGTTTTTTAGTGATTGACTTGAATGGTAACTTACCATCCTTCATACCAAGTAACACTTTAGCATCGCCTGGGTCAACAGATTCAAGCATCTCAATGAAGAGTTGCTCTCTGCGAACCTGTTTCAAATTTCTCTGTGTGTCAGTATCACCTTCGATAAAGAGATACAACTTTCTTAGTTCTTGAACAAGTCTACCTTGTGCATCCACATCTGGGCCTACTTCTTTGTATGGGGGATTGCCCTCTGGTAGTAACCACTTTACATTCGGGTCATATGTCCAACCAAGAACTTGCTTTAATGGTGCGCCACTATACTCCTGTAGTTTCGCAATCTTCTCTTTCTTGGTTTTACACTTTTCGACTTCTTCAAATATTTCGTAGAAAGTCTTTCTCATTAAAATTCTCCAATATGTTCCATAAGATTTTTCAATTTGTTTTTGATAAAGTAATTTAGCAATCCCTTTTTAGGAATCACATATTCGTCATACTTTTTATTTATATTATCACTTATATGTGATGGAATCATGCCAAGATTGACTAGAGACTCATTGCGCTTATAGTTACGCAACATCATATCATTACAAAAATCAACAGGGTCTAGACTAATCCATGTGTCCAGTTTTTTGGACATAAGTGGCTTTTGTCTTTGTCCTGTAACAATCACATTATCACCAGACAAGAAGTTTGGAACACCATCACCTCTATCACCCTTCATAATATGCTCTCGTAAGAATGCTTCTGGATTGTTGATACGAATCCATTTCTTTGTGATAGGCGAGAACTGTTCAACATTCGCATACTTCTGCAATTGTCCAAAGTCTTTATCACCAGACAAGATGAGAATAGGCTCTTCGCCTTCTGCTTTGAGTGTTCGACCGAAGCGATTGCAGAGAGTGCCAATGATATCATCCGCCTCTGCTGTTTCTACTTGTAGCACACGATAAGGAAAGTTCTCTTTCAGTTCATCACGAATCTTGTTCAGAACTGTAAAGATTTTATTCCAATCTAGTGGAGACTTTTCTCTGTCAGTTTTTCTATGTGCTTTGTAATAGGGGAATATTTGTTTGCGCCAGTAGTTCTTGTCATCACAACAGATAACAAGTTCACCATACTGCTTACCAAACTTGCCTTTGTATAGACGAATGCTGTTCAGCACCATGTGTCTCACAAGGTCTTCTTCGATTTCATTATTTCGATTGTTTCCAATCTGCACCATCAGGTTAGAAATCATCACCTGATTCAAATCTAAGAGTATCATAACCTTTACTCACTTAACTATCCTAATATTATATAGGGTCATTCCTTAATAACCTTAATGCAGTTTTTTCCGCCACGAGAATATTTTTCCATTCTACCACGATACTCATCAACCAAGTTTTGCTCGACTTTCTCCATCAACTGCTTCTTACCAAAAGTAGTTCCATAGTAGTTACCAGTTAAACCGCCTTGCCAGTCTTTCTTTGTTAGGTTCAAACCATAACACAATAGTTTGACTGCACCTTCGATTACATTCCATGTCACCATCAGATAATATCCATCTCTTTTAGAGTATGCACCACCACGCCATTGTTCACCACTGGTGCATTTGATTTCAACTGGTACACCATTGTAGCGTATGTCTGGCTCACTATCTACTTTAGGAGCGACAGCACCCTCAATGGTGTTTTCGATGTTAGTCTCTAACAATCCAGACAAGTCTTCTGACAACTGCTTATTGCTTTTACGCAATCCTTTTGAGTTATAGAAGTTGATACAGTCCAAAAAGTCTTTCTCAGTCTTCAAGAGAACTTCACCAAAATTCGTAAACATTATGTATCTCCTCACTCAGTTACAGAATCAGTCTACACACTTATGGACAATGTGTCAAGGCAAATTTACAATTTTAAGTAAGTTAATTCATTTATTCCACCAAGGTCGCCCTTTGCAAAGACATTGAATGCAAGACTTACTCGTTGTCCTTTAAGCACCTCTGGCACAGAGTGAATCGTATTGGATGGAAAAAGTAATAAATCATGTTCCTGTGGATACATCATAAATGTTTCATGTTCAAACTCATTGGTATCATTTGGATTAGGAACAAGAATATTTGGTAATGTTCTTGAGAATTGTATCATGTCATAATTATGTTCAACTTGTGGATAGTAAACACCAGACACAATTGAGTTTGCATGAGTGTGTGCTGGATGAGATTGTCCTCTCACCGCATAGTTACACCAAGACAATGTAATGACTGGTTGATGCTTTTCTAAGTTCCAGCACTGAACATTTGTCACATAGTGTCGAACACAATGTAACATACTTTCTTTGAGGTTGCTCAATCCTTCATGCTCAAGAACTTGAGTATCAACCGATTTTTCATTTGCAATATTTTTTACTCGCTCTAAATTTAGAATGACTTCTTTTTCATTATCATTAAGAACATGAGCATTATTGTAAACCCCTACTGTGGTAGGGAACATCTTAATAAAACTACTTGTTATTTGATTTTCCATTTTGAACTTCTTCAATCCTTTTCATTAACCAATTTCGGATAATAACTTCTTGGTCAGTGTATAATCCTTTATTTAACACTTCCATTCTATCCAATTCATTTTGCAAAATACGCTGAATCATCAAATCCTCACTAGATGGCATCATATACTCCTCTGGCACTTTACCCCATCCTACAACTCTATCCCAATCTCGTTGAGTGTATCTACTCATCGTCATCATCATCAAAAATCATTGATGGAAATGAACCCTCATCATCTTCTTCTTCCATATCAGTCAACTGAACTGCTTCATCAATCTGTTCATGAAGTGGATGATACAATCCCATATTACGATACATTGATGAACGAACAGTTTCAACAGTGAATGCAAAGTCCTTCATAAAATCTTCACGCTCAATATCCATACCAGAGAAACTGATACTTGCTAACAACTGACTGCAATGCTGGTCAACCAGATTATTGATGTATTTTTCCTTTGCTTCATCAATTTTTTTCTGGACTCCTTCAATGCTATTTTCGTTGTGTCGAGGATTTTCTTTTGGAAACTTGATTACATTCATGCATCTTCCTTTCTCCTGTCGAAAGAACTATTTATCTCCGGCTGGAACTACAGTAACCCATTTCACAGTGTTCTGTGCATCCCTACCATAACGATTGTCAATCCAATCACCATTCTTGAGATACCACTCACAGTGTCGAATGTATGCTTGCGTATCGGCCACACGCATAGTTGCACCTTTGACTTTTTGTCGCTCCTGTCGGCGATACTCTGCAAGCAATCCTTTTTGGTGTTTAATCCATTCAGTCACATTCTTTCGTGAGAATGTATCCTCATCGGGCTTTGCAAGCACACTAGAGTGGATGTGTTTATATTCTGGTGGATTCGCTTTCTGACGCTTCTCACGGGCTTTAGCGAGGCGTTCAGCCGCCGCTTTCTTTTGCTCCTCAGTCATAGGCTTGCGTCTGCGCTTTACCTTAGTGCGCTTCGGTGCAAGTTCTTCCATGAGTTTTTCTTTGATAACCTTTTTATTCATTAGGCGGCCTCCTCAACTACCTTGTCTACCATCGACAGTGGAACACGGGTCACTGTGCGTCCAAATGGATTAGCACCAGCATCGACAACTTCTACAGTCTTACGGTTTACTTTGAGAACTGTAGCAATGCGTGTCAAACCCTTGTTTGTCCACTCGATTGTCTGACCCTTTTTAAGAACCATCTTCTTTGCAGAAGCGATGTTATTCATACGGGCTTGCCAAGCATTAGCAATGACATTCAACTCATCTTGAGTCGTAACCTTTTCCATTGCATCAATAACTGCTTTGACTTCAGGCGTCATGCGAATTGAAAAATTGGGAATCATATCTCTCTCCTTTGCGAATCACTATACCACTACAATAGCAGGTCTGACAGATTTGTCAAGGGCTAATTCATACAGCCTGGCGCTAAACCTTCTGTTGTGCATGGGTCTTCGATAATACCGACTACCAGAATACACATAATAAGAACACCAAACATCAACCAACCAAATTGTTTTTCAGTCATTATATCGCCTCCACAAATTTTGCCCATGCGAGAGCAGTTGCCTCTTTTTCGGTATAACCAATTTCCATGAAATCAGCAATGACTTGTTCAATATAATCCATTATTTTTCCTCAACATTGAAACCGACAACATCATCATCTCTGAGAATGTCTTGAATAACACTGTCCAAACCTTCTTTGGTATGGCGTGTAGTTTCCCAAGCATCACCATTTTTCATATGGGCTGTAATAACAAACTTTTTCATCTCTATTTTCAAAGCAGTCAACATTGCGAATCACCTCTCTCATAAGAGCAACAAAGAGACCAATCGAACTAACTAGGTATTCTGTGTTTCCACCGCATGACGGGCGAGAGCATTTTTGCTATCTAGTATTCTCTCTGTCGGAAACCCATCTCTCTGTTACATTACTAATATAAGCATTAAGGGGGGCTTTGTCAACCCCCCTTTTCAATTAATTTGTCAATTTTTTTCTCAATTCTTTCAAGCACTTCTATGATACTCTTAGAATTAATTTCTGGTTCTGGACTATCGGAAGTCGCTAAACGCCGAATCACCTTGTCTTCTTCTTCCTTGATTCGGCGTAGCATATACGCTTCATGACCCTCATACTTGCTCATTTAAGCATACCTTGTAGAAATCCTGTCCACTCAGATGCTCTCAAATCCCAATTATAGAAATTGTCAGTCCAGTTCTTTTGGAATGCGAGTTTGCGTTGAATGTCATCAGAGAAGTTATGCTCAATAGCCGCATTCAACATATTAGCAAAGATGTTTGCATGATGCTGGATATCTTCACTCCACTGATACATGATAGCAAAGTTACCAGTTGTTTCTGGTAGTGCCGCATGATTTGGACATACAATCTGACAGCCAGCCGACATTGCTTCAATAGCAGAGATACAAGAAGTCTCAGGCCAGTTTGATGGATAAGCAAAGATATGCGAATTTTGCAATGCTTCACGAACAACATCATTTTCTTGGAAACCATGATATGTCATTTGTGGATGTTCTTTGATTTCTTCAAACAAAGACTCAAAAGGCTTGTCTCTATCTTTCCAACCATATGCCTCAAAAGAAGAGAACACATCAAAGTGAATTTTATCACCATGAATTTTAGCAAGTTCTTTGACAGCCGCAACAGCAATGTTTAATCCACGATGCGGTGTTGTGTGATAGATTAGTCGAACCTGTTCCTTACTCTTTTCCTTGAATGGAATAGGGTCGATAGCATTTTTAAGAATGAATGAATCTCTGTAAGGAACACCAAGACCCATGTTGTATGTTGCTAACTGGTAATTTGATACAAACACCATCTTAGCAAAACGCTTACGACTTTCTTCATCTTTTAGATGCTGAGACTCAGGGTCATCCCAAGTATCATGCAACCAAAGAATATTTTTCTTCTTAGGGTCAGTCCAGCGAACCCTTGACTTGATGATATAGAACTGCTCAAGCAAGTCATTATCAACTCGCTCATACAGTGCTTTGTTCATGAGTTCTGTGCCACCTTTAGCATCTGTGTATGTTCCATCTTCGGATGGCCCCATAGAAAACTCACCTTCATTGTCATCAATATCATTAACAACTTTTAGACTCATGTTTGATATCCTTTAATCGAATCCCAACGAAACGAACGCCATGCTTCTTTTTCTACATCCCAAACAGCAATTGAAGTATCTGGCTTCGTTTTGCTTTTTGTTTCATGCTCTTGAATATCTGTTTGTTCTGGTAGATATTCTCTATTTAGAGTGCATTTCATGGTTCTTTCTGTTCCATCAACTTTGGTAAAAACAACCGTAATAATACCACTATGTAAACCTGTCAAGATTTGTGTTCTTTGACGGATTTGCTCCTCATGCTCTTCACTCATAGCATCATTTCGTTCAGCCAAGTTCATATTATCCTCTCTTAAAATGTTTTTCAATCACATCTAACTGGTCTTCATATTTTGCGATATGCTCCAGTTCCATTTCGATTGCTTCCATAATATCGGAATGTTCACCGATACCCACAGACTGATTAAGATATACCTCTACATTCAGTTTGTGTTTTTCAATGTGTCCAAGTGCGTGTTTGATAGCCGCTTGGAGCATCATTTCTCTCATGTCTGCCATTTACTTCTCCATTTAGTTTTCTCATGAGATAAGCGACAACCTTACCCCAATAGTTATGACCCCATGAACCCTCTTTACAACGATTCATAGCCTCTATCGCATTATCTATGCGTCTTTCTGTTAATTCAATCGGATGCATCGGAACACCTTTCTATCATAAATGCTACATAATCTCTATCAATTTCTGTAGTAATCCATTTGCAATTCATTTCTTTTGCAACTATAGCAGTTGTGCCTGTTCCACCGAAAGGGTCATAGATTGTTTGCTCTGGTTTTACATTAGCAACTTTCAAACACTTTCTTACTAAGTCTCTAGGAAAGATTGCTGGATGTTTCTTTTCACCTTTTGTGATTGACGAATTTCTACTACCATGTCCAACAGTTTCATATGGTATGTGCCATGTATTTACTGTAGGCCTCCATGTTTTTCCACCATTTCGTTTAGCATTACTTTCTGCCCATTGTGGATTGTAAGGAACACTGCTACGCTCTTGTGAGATTGGTGTCTTACCATCCTTTGTCAGATGAAATACAAACTCCCAACCATTCGGTAGATACTTTTCACTTCTCGTTGCAGGCCCTTGTCCTTTTACAAAACCATCTATCTCTATACATTTATTCCAAATGAATGTGTTCTGTATTTTCCAAGACAGTCTAGAAACAACCTCATAAGGCATCAAAGGATTGTCTCTCGTAGGCTGAAGATTTAGAAATAGATGTCCTGTTGGTTTGAGAACACGAAACGCCTCTTCCCAAACATCAACCATCCATTCAGTATAGTTATCACGCTTATCAGCATATGAGTTATACTGAATATTGATGTTGTATGGTGGAGATGTGACGATAACATCAATGATATCATCGTCTTGTTTTTTCATCCACTCCAAACAATCTTCATTCAGAATCATTTTCTTCAGCCAGTTCCTCACGATAATCTTTTAATCCTTGAACCATACTATCAATATCTTCTTGAATGATTTCCCACATTTTTTCATACGCTTCTGAAGAATCAAAGTCATCAGGCTCTTCACCATCTTCTTCTTCATCCCACCAGAATTTCAAATCATGAACATGGTAGGTGTCTTCATCCCAATATTCTTCATCATATAGTTCACCATCAGCATACACACATGAACCAAAGAAGTTGGGCATCTCATCATCATAATGTGCTGACATAATTACATTAGGGTCAATCTTGTGAGCCTCTTGATGAATACGCAAGAATAATGCATCTGGATATCCCCATGCAGATTCAAACATAAGTCTGGTATCATCAGCATCGAACACATGACACCACTTAGGGCCTATGTTTTCGTGAAACCAACTATAGGTGTCCATCTCATTTTCTGATTCAGGCCACTCATCAAATAATTCGTATACAGGACGAAACGCTTCATAACCTTCACGCTCATCTGCTGGAATAGTAATTCTTTCACAAAGACCAGCAAACCATTCGGTTACAGCATCATTACCTTCTACAATTTCAATACCACTCGTTACATGATTTGCCATACTAAACTCCTTAATAAAAAATGGCAGAGGTACAAGGAATCGAACCTCAGTTTACAGTTTTGGAGACTGTCGTGTTTCCACTACACCATACCCCTATTGGCGACCTCGGCAAGACTCGAACTTGCAACTTACGGCTTAGAAGGCCGTTACTCTATCCAGTTGAGTTACGAGGCCAATATAGTTACTAACCAAGAGTGAACTAGTCCAAAGAGTTGCCAGTCATTCTTAGCAAGAAGAGCAACAACAACAATTCCGATAATCCACTTCATTTTATACTCCTATAATATGCTGACTAACCATAAGGCGAATAGTGACGCTCCTAAGAGCAAACCACAGACAAACCAAAGAAAACCACGCATTATAATCTCCATTAATATGTAGTCGGAAAAGAGACTTGAAACCCTCACACCATCATATTGGAACTTTCACTGTGAGCCAACCAACCTTAACTCTTTTCCAACCACAATACTAATATAATGCAAAAGGGGCTCTATGTCAAGCCCCTTTTTGTTTTTTTTATGATAAAAAATCATTTTCTTCCGTAGTGTATGGCCACATCGTGATTATATCCTCTAGTGTAGATTAATTTTTGCCTGCCCGTAAGTGAGTTGTCGCTGACGGCGTTCCAACTCAACAGGTCAGTAGACTGAGCAAGCCAATCTTCTTCCCTCTGTCTTTGACTGTTGACAAAAGTGAATAACGAGAATAGTCTGGATAGCATTTACCGGCCCTCCGTCATTAACGCTTTTGCTTCTTCATGTCTACCCATCACTGTAAGGTGATGAGCGGCTCTTGCTCTACCGATTGCTTCAAATATTGTCATTGCTCTAGCAAACATCTTTGCCACTTGGAAATCTCCCTGTTCTTAAATAATACTCTTTAGCCCATCCAGCATTTTTGCCAAACTCTGTTTTCGCCCATATGTCGATTGTGCTGTCCATCCTTCTACGAGTAGCAACAGAATCAGCCCAACCCACTAGACGACTTAATAGTCGTGCCATTGTAGTTCTCCTAAAATTGAATGTAAGTTGTTATGGGATAGGATGGTGCGCCGCACCACTTTTTCTTCTAACACCTGTATATATAAGAATGAAGATTTAGGACAGTTTGGCTGACCTAACGGAGTTTCATAAAAGTTGATACATCGTTTGCATTATAACAAATTCTATTGACAAACCAGTTATAA